GATTTCCAGGTACTTTTCACGCTAACGAAAGAAGCGTGGGTTCCCCATGTACCCATGGGGGTTCGTGGGTCGATCCCGAGAGCGCGAGGTTCTCCTCGGTTTACGACGATGCCGTACAAACGTTTACCCCCGTACATGGTTTAGGCCGGCCGAACCCGGCACCCCAGCCCCCTAGCCGCTCCAAATTCCAATTTCAACCACGGTAGAACCTTTTTCTCCGAATAACATCACAGACGGCAAGTAGAAATTCACGTCTAGACGCCTCATTTTACATCCCGACCAAGCGCTGCACAATACCTGATATGCTGTACCAACAACCAAACCAAGTCTGGAGGTTGCAGCCTATGAGTTTCGATTTCCGTTGGCAGGGTCCCAAGGAAGACCTGGATGCCGACAAGGTCCACATCAGGAGCAAGGATGATCTCGGAGACAAGATCGCGTTCCGCATGGCGGAGCTCCTCGTCGAGCACCTGAAGAACAACGCCCCAGCGGAAGCGGAGTGTTCCGTCACTGGAAGCGGAGCGACCAACGAGTTCGGAACCCTCAGCCTGAACGGGACGGCCAACTGCTCGACCAATCCAGCCATGAAAGACATGATGCGCAAGGAACGGGAGCGGCGCATCATGGAAGGACAGCCGGCATAGAGAAGTAACAACGTGGGGCCGCGGTGGTAGAGATGTCTGACGGCAGAGAGTGGCGGCCTAGGGAACACCACTCTTTGGACCGCAGGAGGATCCGCGAGGGCGAGTCGGTGGGTAGCTCGTCATGGGGGACGCCAGAGGTGCTCAGCGACCTATATGGCACCTGAGTTGAATGGCCGGGACGGCAGCCCATGTCCCCCTGGTAAATCTTATGACACGCGAACAAGCCATCTGGTACCTGTCTGCCATCATCGACGGCGAAGGTACTATCGACCGTTCAGGGAGAGCAATTCACATCTCCAATACGGACGATGGCGTCCTGTCTGCAGTGGAACAGTGTTGCGATGTGCTGGGATACCACTACACCAGCAGATACCGCAATAACGGAACCGGGTACCAGAGAATAGGTCACATTACTATCAGCAGACGGGATACAGTTGAACGGGCTGCAGAGGACTTGCAGATGCAGGGTGCAAAGCAGCATCACCTGAGGGCGGTCGCTCTCTCGTACGACCAGGCGCGCAAGCACCGCACCTACGTTGAATAGTGGAGCGATCTTTCTCATATGCGTAGTCGGGATCGCACTGACCCTCTTACTACTAGCATCAGTAGTCTTGGGAGTATTGGGAGGCTAGGCGGGAAATCCCATATCCCGAAGGGGACAACGGATGTCGTCATGGAGCGCCTGTTCCCACAGACGCGTGCGGAAGTAGATACTTCAGAAGAGCGTCGCCTGGTAGTGTACGACTACCTGGACATGTACAAGGCTCTTCCAGAGCATTTTGTGCAAAATCCAGGGGAGTTCGACGTACGCATCAAGTGGAACTCATTCATCCCGCACGCACCCCAAGAGAAGCAGCACGCCTACCTTTGGCAGCCCCCAGACAGGCTGATGCCTGATGGTCCGAACGAAGGCATGTACGGCGGACAGGCGGGTGGCGGGAAGTCAGACGGCGTTCTCATGGCAGCGCTGCAGTATGTGGACGTACCGGATTACGCCGCGCTGATCCTGCGTCAGTCGTTTCCCGATCTGTCACAGCCCGGCGCGATTATGACACGCGCGAAGGAGTGGTTGCTCAGCACAGATGCGAAGTGGAATGAGAACCAGCGGACCTTCACGTTCCCCAGCGGCGCGAAGTTGGTATTCGGGTTCTTGAAGAGAGACGACGATGTCTACCAGTACCAGTCCGCAGAGTATCAGTTCATCGGCTTCGACGAGCTGACTCAGTTTAGCGAGTTCCAATACACTTACATGAAGTCCCGTCTCCGTCGTCTGGAAGGTTCCAACGTCCCCTTGCGGATGCGCAGTGCGACGAACCCTGGAGGTAAGGGCCACCAATGGGTACGCAGGTATTTTGTCGAGCGCAAGAAGGATCCAACTAGGTTCTTCATCCCAGCGAGTCTAGACGACAACAAGTTCCTGGATACCAAGGCGTATAAGATCAGCCTCGAGGGTTTGGATCCTTACACACGCGCGCAGCTGTTGCATGGCGACTGGACCGCACGACCTCCTGGCAACTGGGCGTTCGATCATGTCCATCTAGACGCGGTATTCGACCTCGGAGAGGTCTACTTCCATCGCTGGCTCGCGGAAGACATGCCTCCACCCGTAGGTGGCAAGTACAACCTGGGTCTCGACTTCGGCGAGGCCAGTCACGTAGTGTTCGGGCACCCAGTCGAGATGGGTGGATACTGGCTTCCCAAAGAACATGTGTATGAGCATGGCGAGCCAGACCGTGAAGCGGACGCAGTCCTCGAGAAACTCGGAGTGTTCGGGTTCCCCCTTGACCGGTCCCGGTTTGACTCGAGCAAGCCCGAGAGCATGAGGCTCTTCTACCGCACGCTGAAGACGCGTCGTGGCCCAGAGTTCGGACGCCCAAGCCCGGTTCCGTTCAATAAGTACAAAAGAGCGGCAATCCTACACTTCAGAGGCATGGCGTCGAGGACAGCGTGGGGTGAGAGGTTCGGAACGCTAGGGATCAGCGCGTACGGTTGTCCCGACCTCAACGAGCAGTTGTACGAGCTCCAGTTCAAGGGCGAGGACACCGAAGATCTGGTAAAGGAGCATGACCACGGACCTGACGCCGTGTTCTCTCTGCTCGCGCCGGAGATCAAGCACTACAATCCTCCCGACGAGGCCAACCTCGACAAGATCGCTTCCGCACAACGCGAGCGGCAGATCGAGGAAGAAAAGGCACAAGAAGCATCCACGCTTGCTTCAGGGTAGGAGATATGCCGAAAATCGAAGTGGAAGAGTCAGATCTCCTCAAAGTGCGAGATGCGCTGGACGGTGCGGGCAGGTTTCTTGTCGCCAGAGATGAGATGAATGCCGCCGTCCACAACTCAACGAACGTTCGGTATTCCCCGCTGACTTCGACAGTCGTGGCTGAGCGGGAACGACTGGACGCTATGCTGGAAGCCTAGCGTATGGCAGGCCTTGCATCATCAGCGTCCAACGGCGCGCCACGAGCAACTCAGGACACTAGTGCCCGCGACACCAGTCGTGACACAGAGCCGCCTGAGGACATTGCTCCAGTCGAACCAACGGGACAGATCGAGGTCCTGAGAGCGCTGGTCGAGGCTGGCAAGGACGCACGTTTCTCGCCGAACTGGCAGAATAACCCGGACACCAGCGAGATCGTCAACTGGCGTGCACTACGCGAGTCCAACAAGACCCAGCTCCAGTCAATGTCTACCTGGAAGCAGGGGCGTCCTTATAAGGTGGACAACCTTCCCGAGAGGATGGCGCTCGCGTTCGCCGACTTCATCTTCAACGAGGTGCCGCTAACCATCTCAGCGGACGAGAAGGACCAGATTCTCCTGGATGACATGCTCAAGGAGAACCACTGGGAGTCAAAACTTCGCCTTGCCGCTGACACGTGCGTGTCAGAGAGGGAAGTCTGGTGGCGTGTCTACGTGGATCCGCGTCAGATTCAGTGGCCCATCCTCGAGTTCACCAGTCGGACGAACATCATCCCGTACATCCTCGGGGAATCCATCCTCTCTTGTGCGTTCATCACGGATCTCGGGCAGTATCTTCCAGGTGCTACCGGGGAATCCAGTGAAAACGCGCCGAGATACCGCTTGCTGGAGTATCACGAGGCAGGACGGATGCTCAACGTCCTGTACCGCGCCGCAGGTGGAGCGTCAGACAAGATCGGTGACCCGGTTGCTCTCACAGAACATCCGGTTACTGCCCAGTTGATCGACGACTGGCAGCACACGCTCCCGATGCTCGCGGGTCGAGTGCGGAACGAAGAGTTCATGCAGTCGATTTACCACGGGACGCAGGACTTCTTGCTGGACCTGAACGAGACGCACACGATCGACTCGGAAAATTTCCGTCTCGCAGGCAAGAAGCGCGCAGTGATGGATAAGAAGTACGCAGATTCCGCGGGAAACGCAGACGGGTCAGAAGAGATCATCTGGGCGGAGAACGACTTCAACGAGCTGGATGGCGGCGAAGCGCCGTTCAAGATCCTGGAATACTCTTATGATGCCGACAGCGCCATCAAGCGCAAAGACGATCTCGAGCGGATTGCTCTTACTCGCGTTGGGCTGGCGCGTCAGCTCGTGGACGCTAACGCGAATGAAGGCCTTGCGCAGACTGGAACAGCTCTACGAACTCGCTTGCTCCCAACACTTGCCGCAATCAAAGGCAAGACAAAGGAATGGAAAGAGCAACTCCCCCACGTCATCTGCCTCATGCAGCGACTGGATCAGCTGCCCACGGGAAACAATGGTTGGGGACGTCCCTGGGTCAACCCGGCAACGCCGCCTGCCGTTACATTGCGCGAACCCTTCCCGCCCGACCTCATGGAGGATGCAACCCGGCACCAGACGCTAGTCAACGCCGAGTTGGAGTCCATCGAAGAAGCGATCTACGAGATGCGTCCGGACTGGTCATCTGACCGCAGAGTTCTCGAGGTCCAGAGGATCTTCGCCAACCGGGACGGGTACGCTCTTGATGACAACGGAAACCCGGTCACCGCGCAGGTAGCACCAGGACAAGGATCTACAACAGGGTCGGAGACGCCGTCTTCGGGTGATGGCACCCCGACAGGCGGGGGAGCATCGCCGTCACCAAGGCCACCTGGAACAACGGCAACTCCCGCGCCTACTCCAGCACCCGCGCCCGCGACGCCGTAGAATCCGCTCATACCGAGATCGTTAGTCCCGTAATAAGCGGGTCATCTACTATACACGTCAGTACTCGCCTGGCAGCCAAGGCGCCCGTGTCGGAACGGGGTAATCAAACTACCGGCTGCGCAAGAGGAGATTCATGCTCAGGACCCACCAAAAGATCCGCGCAGTCCTTGCCGCAGAGGGTTACCTCTCGCAGGACTTTTCGCCGGCCCAAGTCGCCTGGTTGCGCAATCAGGGAGTCATGCCGCCCATCGCCGGCGCGTCTCCCGATGACGACGACGACAGCGACTCGGATTCCGACAAGGATGACAAGGACGCGGACAAGGACAAGGACACCGACAAGGATTCGTCGGATGACGACACGGACGACAAGGACAAGGATTCCGACAAGGATTCCGACAAGGACAAGGACGACAAGGACAAGGACGACGACGACGTAACCGTCCCCAAGGGAGAGTTTCAACGCCTTCGGCGCATCGCCCGCGATGCGGAGAAGAAGGAGAAGAAGCTCGCCGACGAGAAGAAGGCAACCGAACGCCGCAAGAAGGCCGAGGAAGGCCGCTACCAGGAGCTCGTCAACGAGGCTGAAAAGGAACGTGACGAAGCATTCCGGGAGCGGGACGATGCCCGTGCAGAACTGACCAAGTTCAAGCGGACGGTCCTCGTGACCACAGTGGCGCAGCGGGTTGGTTTCAAGGACCCGTCGGATGCGCATCTGTTCATCGCCGCAGACGACTCGGACGACGAGAAGGTCGCCGAACGAGCGCTGCAGCGTGTGCTGCGCGAGAAGCCGTACCTGAAGTCCGACCGACGTCCCACGGGAGGCCCGACCGGCGACAACAACGGCGGTCTGACCATCGAAGACATCAAGGGCTGGAGCCAGGAGCAGATCAACGCTCGCTGGGACGAAGTCCAGCCGGTCCTCGCTGCAAGCGGGGCAGGTCTCAACAACTAGGCTTAGCAGCGTCTTCAGATGAACGCCGCTGAGTAAAACCCCGGGAATAGGAGAAGCAGAGACAGAATGTCTCTTACCAACTTCATCCCCACTCTCTGGAGCGCGCGTATCTTCGAGGCGCTTCGGAAGGCGTTCGTCTACGCCCAGGAGGGCGTCATCAACCGGGACTGGGAGGGAGAAATCTCTCAGGCCGGAGACACCGTCCGGATCAACTCGATCGCCGATCCAACGATCACCGACTACGTCAAGAACACCGACATGACCACGGCCGAGACGCTCACCGACGCGGCTCGGACGCTGACCATCACCCAGGCGAAGGCGTTCCACTTCCAGATCGACGACGTGGACAAGGCGCAGCAGCAGCCCAAGGTGATGGACAACGCCATGAGCCGTGCCGCGTACAAGTTCAGCGACGTCACCGACCAGTACGTCGCTGGCATCATGGGCGCAGGCGCAGCGGCGGCCAACGTCATCGGCACCGCACTGGCGCCGATCATCGCACCGGGCCCGTCTGCCGGCCCGACGGGGGCCTACGAGCAGCTCGTGGACCTCTCGACCAAGCTCAACGAGGCGAATGTCCCCAGGGACAACAGGTTCGTCATCGTTCCGCCGTGGTTCGAGGGGAACCTCCGCAAGGACGACAGGTTCATCAACAACGACGCGGCTTCGCCGGCCGCAGGGCAGCCTCTGCTGAACGGCCTCATTGGCCGTGCGGCGGGCTTCAGCGTCATGGTGTCGAACAACGTTCCCACCGCGGCGGCCCCCGGCCCAGCACCCAACCAGGTCCCAAGGAACACGGTCGTTGCCGGTTCCTCGCTCGCTACCACGTTCGCCGACCAGATCAACCAGGTCGAGGCGTACCGGCCCGAGAGGCGGTTCGCGGACGCGGTCAAGGGGCTCCACCTGTACGGCGCGGCCGTCATCGAGCCGAACGCGCTGGCAACGCTCATCACGACCCGGGCGTAGGTACAGGCTTACCCCGAGAAAGGAAAGGATCCAAGACATGGCGACTACTGTCATGCGGAACCGGGTCACGACCGAGTACAAGAAGGTCGAGGCCGACAGCGACGAGTTCTGGCAGCTGCGTGCCGAGCTGCACACCGACGGGCGTCCCCGTTGGGAGCAGACCGGAGAGCACGATCTGGCAGCGTTCGAGGAGCGTCTCGACACGGGCAACCTGCGCGCGGAGGACGTCGGCGACGCCCACCAGCCGGTGCAGAAGCTCGTGACCGAGGACCAGGGCAACCAGCCCGGTCTCGACCGCGGGTGGCCAACCGCCGGCGAGATCGAGCAGAAGGCGGGTCGCGCCGCCGAGATGTCCGAGGAGGACCTCGCGGATGCCGCCCGTGCGTACGGGTTCGGCAGCGAGGGTTACCCCGCGGGACACCCGCCGCAGGTCGATCCCGACGAGGCCGAAGAGGCCGGCGTGACCCTCGGTGGGACGATGGAGGGGGGCATCTCCGGAGGAGGGGCCATCCCGGAGAAGAAGGCCGAGAAGGTCGAGGAGGCCCAGACGGACGTTCAGAAGGGGGCGTCCGAGAAGAGGAAGTCCTCTTCGCGTTCGGGCAAGTCGACCGACAAGCCCGAGCAGCCCAGGAGCGGGAGGGGAACGCAGCCGCCCCCGACGCCTCCCGGGCAGACCTCGTCGTAGAGGAACCCCCAAGGGCGGTGGTTCCCGGCCTATCCAGCGGGTAGGCCGGGAGCGCCGCCATAAGGCAATCATGCCAAAAGGCAAGCGCCACACAGGTTTCAAGTCCAAGGCCCAATGGCGGTATTTCTTCTTCAAGGCCAAGAGAGATCCCCGCTTTCGCAAGTGGGCACACGAGAAGGCCCATGCGACGAAGGGCGGCAAGAAGGTTCGCTATCGCCGCCTGCCTGAGCGCAAGGGCGGACCCACCAAGACGACTTTCCGTAGAGGAGGATAGTGCCGGATCTTGCACCCATCAACTTCGATGCGGTGGATGTCACCGGGCACATCCTTCCCAACGCTCATATCACTCTCACTCTTCGGGACGAAAATGACCCCATAATCGGGTGGACAGATCCAAGCGGGTCTGTTCCTTCGGATATGGTCACAAACGCAACGGGGCAGCTCACCGTGTGGGTGCCGCCTACGTCCTACAAGTGGATAGGTGAGAGGGAAGGGCAGTTCACCGACTGGGAGTACACAGAGGTCTACCAAGGTGGCGCTGCTGCCATAGGCCCACCCGGTCCCCCAGGTCCCATAGGCCCTGTAGGCGGAAACTCTTTCTCACAGATCGCTCCAGTAGAAATAGGAGTGGATCCTTCTTCTGGATTCGTCGAGATCGAAGACGGTGCGGCTGCACAAGTCATCGTCATCGGAACGGCACGGACGAACTCTGGGGGCACTCCTGCTTACGTGGAGATCATCATCAGCGATGACGATGGTGCTACAGGTGAGTCAATCAGTCGTGTTCCAATCACCACAACTGTGCTGGAGTACTACACAGTTGGTGGGATTGTTCCCGAGGGGTGGAAGGTCTTTCTCTCAGCGGGACAAGACGCTCCTGGTGCAGGGCCCACACTAGGACCCTTCCACGTCCTCAAGCAAGTGTTCGAGGAAGGTGAAGGAGTACCAGGTCCGCAAGGACCACAAGGTCTCCAAGGTGTGCCTGGTACGCAAGGCCCACCGGGTGTAGATGGGCCAGAAGGAATCCAAGGTCCTGAGGGTGTTCAAGGTGACCAAGGACCGGCAGGTTCACAAGGACCACAGGGGATAGACGGGCTTCAAGGTCCGAAGGGAGATCCAGGAGCACAAGGTCTGGATGGTGCGCAAGGCGCAACCGGGGCACAAGGTCCCGCTGGCCTTGGCATCACCATGAAGGGGTCGGTAGCGACAAGCGCCAATCTTCCTGTCTCTGGCAATGTTCAAGGTGACGCCTACATTGTCCAGCAGGACGACTCGCTTTGGGTCTACGACAGCACTCACTTCGTCAGCGGTGGATCAATTCAAGGTCCACAGGGTCAGCAAGGACTCCAAGGCCTGAACGGAGCTCAAGGAGCTCCAGGTGCCACAGGAGCCCAAGGCGTCCAAGGAGTGAAGGGTGACACAGGAACCCAAGGTCTCCAAGGAGCTCAGGGTATCCAGGGACCTCAGGGTCTCCAAGGCCCGCAAGGCGTTCAAGGCGTCCAAGGACCCATCGGGCCACAAGGGATTTCTGCCGGGAAGGTCTTCTATCTAGCGCTTTCAGACGCTTCGGACATTGCAGGGTACAAGACGCTTCTGCCTCAACCAAGTGCCGGAGTAGAAACAACAGTAGCGGTTGTCGCTACCGGCAATCTCGTTGACTTCCCTCTCGAAGAGTTCATCACTGATCCTGGTGTTCCAGGTGCAGTGGAGTTGCCCGCAGGAACGGTGTTCCGTCGCTTCTACGTCCACGTGTCTGCCGGAACAGCACGCCTGCATCTCCAGATCTATGTTCGTAACGCTGCCGGGGCAGAAACCCTCGTGCGCGATGAGCTTAGTGACAACTTCACCAACACCACTCCAGATGCTACGGAGTGGACGGTAACCCCGCAAGCGGTCGGAACGCTCCTTTCCACTGACCGTCTCGTCGCCAAGTTGTCTGCACAGCGGGTGACTGGCGCCACCAATGTTACCGTGACGCTGCACACAGAAGGTCCGACGTTTGCATCACACGTTCAGACGACGATCTCAGCGGGTGGCGTTGGGCCCGCTGGTCCCGCAGGTCCCGCTGGTCCGACTGGACCTGCTGGCGCTACAGGTGGCGGTGGCGCAGACACCTTCCTTCTGATGGGAGCCTGAGATGCCAAGTAATTACAAGGTTCTTGGCCAGGTCAACCCAGCAGCAACTACGGATGTCGATGCCTACACGGTTCCGGCACTCACGCAGGCGATCATCTCCACGCTGACGATCTGCAACCAGTCGGCATCTGCTACAACCTTCCGCGTCGCTGTACGTCCTGCAGGAGCTGCGCTAGCCGCAAGGCACTACGTGGCCTACGATTCGCCACTTGCCGGAAACGACATGGTTGGCCTAACGCTCGGAATGACCTTGGGCCCAGGAGATGTCATCACCGTGCGGGCAGGCACCGCAACGGTCAGCTTCAACGTCTTCGGGTCTGAGATCACCTGATGACCGTCGCTACTCTCAAGCGGCAAGGTCTCATCAACGGTTCTCGTTCTCGGCATGTGCAGGACTACACTCCTTGGCAGAGGCCAAGCGACTGGCCTACGCTTCCTCCGGCTATTCCTAACGAACAGAAGGTTGCCGCTCTTTACGCTGTCTTCGATCACGACGACAATCGCTGCCGCTTCCAGATTCAGGGTGCCTATACCGTTGACTGGGGTGACGGAGTAGTTGAGCCTCTTGCCAGTAACACCATCTGTAACCACGTATACGACTTCAACGACCCAGATCTTGGTGCAGTAACCAGCGAAGGTTTCAAGATAGCAGTAGTCACTATCACGCCTACTACTGGTTCCCTGACGGTCCTCGACTTCTCCACGAATGGTGCTGCCGGAAATCCAGGTTTTACTACTGGTTGGCTGGAGATGCGCATCTCTGGTCCTAATGTTACGAGCATGTCTTTGGGTGGGGGTCCAAAGCAGAGTCACCGGATGCTCCGTCACTTTGAGTGGGCCAGCGCTCCACCTACTTTCAACATCACTACAGTTGGGTTCTTTTCCGGCTGTAACGCTCTCGAAGATATATCAAGCGGAAATTGGACAGTCAACCAGACGAACTTCACCAACTGGTTCTCTGGTTGTCAGAGCTTGAAACGCATCCCGCTTCTCGACACGCGTAACGTCACTACCTTTGCCACCTGCTTTAGTGGTTGTTTCTCGTTGGAAGAGGTTCCGCTCCTTGATACGAGCAAGGCAAATTCAACTTCTGGGATGTTCTCAAGTTGCTCAGCGCTAAGGACGGTCCCTCTCTTTGATCTTAGTAAGGTGCTCACAATTGCACAGATGTTTAGCAATTGTACTTTGCTTGAATCAGTTCCTGCTTTCAACCTACCGCTGTGTGGGGCGGTAAACTCTGCTTTTAGTGGGTGTTCTCGACTGAAGTCGGTAGGTCTTATGAACACCCCAGGAGTAACGACCTTCGGGAACTGCTTCCAGAATTGCGCCATGCTGACGACGATTCCACTGCTCAATACAGCAGCGGCGACCAATGTCGCTTCCATGTTCAGCGGTTGTACCAGTCTTCAGTCGCTTCCAGCGTTAGATTTTAGTGCTGTAACATCAGCGGCAACAACCGTGTTTGGTAACTGTACTTCGCTATCCAAGAGTGACGTACGTGGGTTCAAAATCACCCACAGTTACGTCAGTTGTCGACTTTCTGGTCCTGAACTCGATAGGGTCTATACCAACCTGGCGTCTGGCGTGAGTGCCCAGACGATTGTTGTGACCAGCAATTGGGGAATCGCTGCAGATAATCCCGGCATCGCCACAGCAAAAGGCTGGACGGTGACAGGCTCGTGAGCATCGCTACTCTTAGCGAGAAGAGCAAGTCCTCTCGGTTGGTAGACGCTCCTTTGCAGCGTCCCGCTGACTGGCCTGCATTGCCTCCTGTAGTTCCTGGAACTCCTAAGTTCGTCGGCCTGCATGCTGTTTTTGACCACGATTCTAACTTCGCTAGTGTCTTCGCCACTGTCTCAGGAGGTGCTCTTACTTACCAGGTTGACTGGGGGGATGGCACTGTTGAGGTCGTTGGTTCTTCTAACCAGAAGGACCACAACTATAGTTTCTCCGCTGCTGGGTTGAGTTCTGCCACCAGTGAAGGCTTCAAGATTGCCACTGTCACAATCACGGCTGTTGGCGCTGCTACGCTAACCAGTTTTGATCTGGGTCGAAAGCACCAGCAGTCTGGACTTGCTTCTGGTTACACTACTGGTTGGCTAGATATCAAGGCGGGTAGTCTCGTCGCTATCAATCTTGGTGGTGGGTCAGCGGTTGCCCTGCCTAAACTTTTACGGCAGTTTGAATACGTTGGGACGTATACTGGAACTAGTGGTGCAAGCATGTTCCAGGAATGCAATTCTCTTGAGAACCTAATTTTGCCGTTCTCGTTTACGTCTGCCTTTACGACGATGACGCAGATGTTCCAGAACTGCTACTCTCTTGCAGTGGTTCCTCCTTTGGACACTGCTCTTGTTACTAGCATGAGCTCTATGTTCCAGAACTGTCGAGCTCTCAAAACCATCCCGGCTTTCAATACCACTCTTTGCACGAATATGAGCACCATGTGCTCAGGTTGTTCTGTCTTGGAGGTCTTTCCGCTAGATACGTCACATGTTTCTACCTCCATGACTTCGATGTTCTCTGGGTGTGTTATGCTCAAGAGTGTTCCGCTTTTCGATTGTCATGGGACTAACAACCTGAGTAACACGTTCTCCAGTTGTACATGCTTGAGAAAAGCACCGGCGCTCAACACTACAGCTTCTTGCCTGTCCTTCAACTCAACTTTCGGCAGTTGTACTCAACTTCTTATCTGTCCTCCTATCAGCAATTCATCCGGAGCAACGTCATTCCTCAGTATGTTCACTGGTTGTTCTAGCTTGCAGATTGTGCCCAACTTCGATATGTCTGCAGCTATTTCTGGACAGACAGCAGCAATTCCGGGTACCCCGTCACTTTGCAAGTTCGATCCCCGGAACATCAAGTTCTCCTGGGCCTTGCCCAACCCCAGTAAGTACACAGGGCCAGAACTCAATCGCATCTACACGAACCTCTTTGGACCGGTGACAGCACAGACGATTACAGTTACCGGGAATCCTAACGTTGCGGCAGACGACCCCACTATTGCTACTGCGAAGGGATGGACGGTGACTGGTTCATGAGTCCTCTCGTTGTCTTCCAAACACCTCCTGTTGAGCCAACCTATGCAACTCTGGATGAGTTGCGGGCATACGCTCCAGAACTTGCGTCCACGCCAGATAGCGAGTGCATCGCCGCACTCCTGAAGGCGGAGCGAGACATCGACTGGTACGCAGGGTTCGGTGGCGCACCAGACGAGACCACAGGCCTCAGGTTTATTCCAGCAGATCTCGGAGTAGGCATTGCCAGCGCGCTCTCGCGTGCCACGTGTGCGCAAGCCCAGTACCGCCTCTACATGGGTCCGGTGTTTTTCATCGAGCAGTCCCAGTACACGGAAGTTGGCGGTGAGATCGGAACGTCACGGCCTCGACGCATCGGGCCCGAGACGAAGTTAGAGTTTCCCGCAGGCATGGGCAAGTACACGGGCAGGCTGACGTAGTGGCGTCTGACCGGAGAAAGGAAGCGGTTCTCCGGTTCGCGCGTCGTCAGATGAACCGCCTGGACGCCCGGGTCAATACTGTCTTGCACCGTTTCTCAGAGGCGGAAGCAAACATCTCCAGGCTCATCCTTCAGGGCCTCCTTTCCGGGAACTTGAAGAGCGCTCGTGAGAGGAACCGCCGTATCGCGGAAGCAAATCGCATCCTGCGTCAGGCGTTCCTGGAGGCAGACAGAGAGATCCCGGATCTAGTTCTTGACCACTTCAAGGTCGGACAGCAAGTCGCTGAGATCGGGACAGATGAGCGGATCAAGATGTCACGCGTGCAGCGTGAGATGCTCCGTTTGCTTACAGAAAACCTCGTCGAGGATCTTGGATCTGCGCGGGACACAGTAGGGCGCCGTGTTGCTGATGTCTTCCGCAAGGAAGGCCTTCGTGCCGCTATCGAGGCGACAAGGACCGATGATATCATCAAACCAGCAGCAACGATGTCTAGGAACTTGCAGCGAGACGGAATCACTTCCTTTGTTGATAGCGCCAATAGACGCTGGACGCTATCTCACTACACGAGCATGGCGGTCAAGACGACCACCTCCCAGGCTCAGAACACGGCGACGAATCTCATCTTGGTCGAGAAGGGGTTCGACGTAGTCGAGATCAACTCGGTTATAAGCCCATGTGTAGACTGTAGAGAGTTTGACGGCAAGGAATTCTCGTTGACTGGTCGGGAAACCGACTTGCCACGTCTCGAGAAGATCCCACCCTTCCACCCACAGTGCAGACACTTCATGTTCCCGAACAGTAGGTCAGTGGTAGAACGCGCAGGCGTTCTGCTTCCAGGCACAACCACGGAGGCAGCCTAGCATGGCATCAAGGAAGAAGGTTTCCCCGAAGAAGACTGGTTCCGCCAGTGGACGAGGCAAGGGCGTCACGGCGCCGACAGCAGGCCGGGTGGGTGGGAGCCTGCCGCCCATCCAGGACCAGAAGACGATGAAGAAGAAGTCGAAGAAGGTCGGGCGCACGCGCCGGTAGATGGCCAAGCGACGCAAAAAGAAGTGGATCCCGAAGAACCTGAAGAAGAACCAACTACATCGGGATCTCGGAGTGGCAAAGGGAAAGAAGATCCCACACTCCAAGCTTCGTACGGCAGCGAAGAAGAAGGGCAAGGTCGGACAAAGGGCACGGTTCGCTCTTGCCATGCGGAGTGTCAACAGGAAGAAGCGTAGGCGTAAGCGGAAGTGATCATCACTCCGACAAGGATCCACCTTTATCGCACCGTTACCCGCGGGTCCTACGGC